ATTTTATTATTGCTTTTAATGGCGAGTTATTTGATGTAGACCAGGAACTAACTGTAACCAGAGATGAATCTGGATTATATGCTGTAGGTTCTGGAGCACCATACGCTTTAGGAGCTTTACAAATGGGTGCTGATGGAGAAGAAGCGCTAGAAGTTGCAACTAAAATTAGCGTATACACAGCACCACCTTTCTACTCAATTATACAATACAAGAATTAGGAGATACTATGGCAGGTATGCCTGGACGCAGCGGAGGAGACCGCCCTACAGCGCCACAGAATAATCCTATGAATGTTAGTGCTGTTGGTGGAGCAGGACAAAGTGGAGACTACAAAGGCTTTGCTTATGGCCAAAATAAAGAGATTAATCAGAATCGTGTAACAGGAAATCAGGCAGTTAAGTCTATTATGGCAAATCAACCAACAACAGATTCTAATTATGGTGGAATTAACCTACCTCAATTAGGCACATTGATGGATGATACGATAAATCCATCTGAGCCAATTTCTGCAGGTGTAGATTTTGGCAAAGGTGTAGATTCATCTGCCTTGCCTAAGAACTTTCAGAATAATACACGCCCTGATGAGAATGCACAGATTGTACAACAGTATTTGCCAGACTTGGCAGTTGCTGCACAATCACCAAATGCTCCTGATTCATTTAAGCGATTCGTTAACTTCTTAGCAACGAGCCTATAATGTCAGATATGGTTTTTGCTCCTGGCAGTTTCTTTGATAATGTAGATAAATTTGCCAACTCGCTAGGATATCAGAATGCTGGTATCGTTATGGAACTGGCCGCAATACCTTGGAACTCCCCGGAAGAGCGCGATAGATTTATTGTAGGGCTTACCGGAGAAGATGTCAAGGGTGGCAACGAAAAATATTATATTAAAAACAAATTTTAGGAGGTAAGGATGGCTTGGTGGAATACATTCACGACAGCCCTCTCAGCACTCCCTGCCGCTGGAAAGCGTCTAACCGGTGGTGGTAGCTATCTAAGTGAAGAAGAACAGCAGAAAGAACAGGTTCTTCATAACCTAGTAAAAGACGGTTTAGCTAATATTGATAAAATTGGTAGCAATGTACCAGGCTATGGCGTTGGTAAAAAGGCTATCAAGGGTGTTGGCGATAAGTTACTCCAGGGTGCAGTAGCGCTTAATCAGGAAGTTCTATCTCCATATATCTTTCGCCCAATTTCGACTGCGGCTCTTTTAACAGATTTTAATTCACCACTTTACAAGAAGGGTGAATATGAGGCTGGGTTCCAGTTCTCTGATATATCAGCAGCATACCAGCGTAGCGCTAAAGTGTCTGCTATGCAGGCTTTAACCAAGTCTGATATTACACCGATTAAGTATATTTCTGATGTTGTTTTATCAACTGGAAAGATTGACCTTGACAAGGTTGACCTTTGGAATGATGAGAGCATTAAGCAAAACTATGTCGATAATGCTGTAGGTCGTTGGTTTACAGGTATTGGTGACTTTGTTGTTGGCAATAAAGGCATCTCGCTTGCTGGTAAAGTAGCAAAAGTTGGCGCAGTTAGCGCTGGTAAGCCTCTAGGTTTATATACTAAGCAAAAGACAATTGAAGACCTTGCTGTTGATATGGAAAATGGTATCAACTATGCAACATCAAATGGCACTTTAGGTATACAGACTATCTCTGGTAGCCATATGGTAGCACTTGCTGAGACTAAAGACTGGGGAACAATCACAGATTTAGTTGGCAAGTACTCAACTAATGAGAAGTTATTACCACTTATCCATGAAACTTCTGATGCTAAAGTTGTTAAAGATTTAATTCTTGCAGACAAGGGCGACCTTGCTGCTATGGAACGCTTGGCCAATACTGCTCCTGATAAATTGTTTGATATGTCTGATACTGCTGCGCAGTTACAGAACAAATACCTTACAACTGGTTCATCTTTCCTTCCAGAAGGTGCTGCTGTGCCACGCTTAAAGGCTGCATATGATGCTGCCATTGAAAGCAATCCACAGTTTGCTAAACTTCGTGATGCATTTTTTGACGAGAACTATAATATCAAAATTGGTGGCAAGGCATACATGCCTATCGAGCCAATTGCTGGCCGTTCCGGTCTTATCAAGGCTGGCGAATTTATAAGAGAATTTAAGAAAAACGCACGTTTCCGTGAGTTTGACCAATTTGGCGACATGATGGAAATGAGCCTTCCTGGCCGCGTTGGTGTAAAACTTGTTAAATGGACACAGCGTCAATCAGAGTATAAGCCACTAGGTTTTGTCACTTTTTCAGGTATGCGTCCTCTTGATGGTCGTATCGAACTTAATGCTTTTTTAAACAACCTTAAAATCTTTAAGGATGGCGCTGCTAAGATTGAAACAGCACCAAATGTATTTGAAAAGGTAGGCGATGTACGTCGTCGCTTTGAACAAGAATACATGATGTCAATTGGCAAGAATGAAGTAGAAGTTCTTGAGAAGATTGATAATGAAATTGGCAAGATGCTAGCCTACAAGGCTGGCTGGTATGATGATAAAGAAATTGCTATGCACTTTAGCACTTTCCGTAAAAACATCAATGCTGGTATCAACTCTGTTAAGCAAAACGGATATGGCGTAGGTCACGATGGTAAGGGAATCCTTGTTCAACCACAGACACTGCGTCAAATGGCTGAATCATATCGCTTTACTCCTTGGGATAATATCGAAGGTCAGATAGAACGCGCTATCCAACCTAGCAAAGTTAAGGCTGGAGCAAATAATGCTAAGGTTGTTACCCAAGCCGTATTCCGTGACTTGAACCGTCTATGGACATTTGACGTGCTTGTGCGTCCTATGTACATTATTAAACAGTCAATTGGTGAGCCTATTGTTAGCGCTACGCTTGCACAGGGTATTGATTTCCTATATAAAGAAGTCCCTGGTATTGCAGTTCGTGCAGCTAAGAATCTTGGTAACGTAACCCGTAGCTTAAATTATAAAGTATTAAATCGTGCAGAACGCAAAGAAGTAGCGGCCACTGTCCGTGACAAGCAGGCTATGCTTTCTAAAGCGGAGCAAATTAAGTCTATGGCGCAAGCCTCACTTGAAGACTTGCTATCTGATGCAACATCTCCAGCCACCAAGGCCCGACATTTAGCAGCTGCGCGTAAGGATTTAGCGGCAGCAAGCGCTTTACTAGACGAACTAGAACTAGACCTACGCGCTGCAGTTGTACCGTATGGAGTAACAGAAGCAATTCCTAGCATTGCAACACTAGAGCGCCGTATTGCGTTCATTGAATCACGTTCACCATCAAAGGCTGCTGTCGCTAAATTAAATGAAGCAAAGCAGGCTATGTCTGAGTATAACAAGGTAGTCAACAAGTTGGCTACTAATAAAGATGTTATTAAGAAGGCACAGGATGCTGTTGCTAAGGCATATGATGATATTGATAATGTTGTCAAAGAACTAAAGCCAGCGCTACAGCGCCAGGCTGATGTATGGGGTAAGGGTCAAAAGTTTAAGACTCGCTACTATGCTAAAGAAAACCAGACTCGTATGGTTAATGGTCAATTAATGACTATTGATTCTTTTGTAGCAGAACCTAGCGCATTTAGTGCTGCTATTCGTGCAGAGACAAGCAACGCTCGTACAACAGACCTTAACATTCTTGGTGAATTATCTGTCGGTACACGTAAAGCTTTAATTACTCGTAAGACTCCAGGTCACGTAGTTAGCGTATCCGACCCAGTATACTTCTCTGAGTTAGAATATATTGCCAACCGCATTATGCGCCAGGACCCACTTATAGATTTAATTATGAAGGAAACACCAGCATCTCGTCTTGCTGAGTGGGCTGCTAGCGATGCAGGTATTGCATACATGAAGGCATTTGATGTGGTTGACCCTAAAGAATATGGGTCATTTATTTCAGACCGTATTGCTCTAGTACACCGTACATTCCCTTCAATTGAAGCACGTGCGGCTATTGCAAGAGGCGAAGTATCAGCACAGCAACTTCAAGGTTTGCTTGCTAATCAGATTGATGAACTATATGATATTGTGCCATCAAGCTACAATTATGGCGCAGCTAACATTGATGATGGCAAGTTTGCAGGTCTAAATAGTGCAGTGGATAGAGCGACAAGTGCAATCTTCCGCAAGATGGCATCTGCTGAAAATCCTATCCGCAATGCTTTCTTTGATAATATTGCTATTAATGAAGTAGCACGTCGTGCTGAAATTCTTATGAAGCAAGGTGTAGAAATGACACCTGCTCGCTGGAACGCACTTCGTCAGGCTGCTGGACGTGAAGCTTTACAGGAACTTGAAAAGACTGTATATACAATCCGTCGCCAGAATCGACTATTGCATAATGCTCGTTTCGCAGTAGCATTCCCTACAGCCACAGTTAATGCTTTCTATCGCTATGGTAGATTGGCAGCAAAGAATCCAGTACGTGCTACAGGATTCATGTATAACTACGGTCGAACATTTACCAACTTTGGCGTAGATGAGAATGGCAATCCTACCAATGATATGGCTAAGGTTACCCACCTTATTATACCAGGTACACGCGAACTTGGTCTAGGTGCATTCGACGAAGGTGTTGCTTTAAGCTCGCGTTCTATTGGTTTCTTGCTTAACCAGCCTTCTCCATCATTTATTACGTCACTTTCTGTTGGTAAGATTATGCAGAAGTTTCCTGGTACGGAGCAAGGCATTAGAGATGCGCTTAATATTGGCGGAACAGATTACTTTAGTTTAATCTTCCCATACGGTGCACCTACAGCAATTACCAAAGCATTTACTCCACCTTGGGCTAACTCGCTATGGAATGCTGCAACTGGCCCGCAAGGTAAAGCAGACTATCTTGCTTCTTGGAATTCAGTATACAACTACCATCATATGCTTTATGAAATGGGTGTTGAAAAAGAATTTCCTAACGATAAGCAGATTGAAAAAGAAGTACGTGCCCTATGGTGGGAGAAGTTCTTCTCAGGATTTGCATCTCCTGCTGGTGTGCCTTTCAAGGTAGAACAATCTCCTATGCGTCTTACAACCAACTTATATTATAAGCTAGTTGAGAAGTATGCAAAGCAAGGGAAGTCTAATCAGGAAGCCCGCGACCTAGCAGGCGATGAAATGATTGGTTTACTTGGAACCAAGTTCATGGTTGACCGTGTATCTTATACAGGCTCATCAAAGAATCTTAACATTCCAGCTACCTATGAAGCATATAAGCGTGTATTTGAAGATAATGATGCTCTAGTCGGTCAACTTGCTGCAATCGACCCTAATGATATTAAGGTTGTTGGCCTATTAACCGCAGACCTTAGCCGCGACCCTGCTGAAAAGTCAGACAATATCTTGGCTATTCTAAGTGACCCAAGTCTCACACTTCCTGGTACAAGTCGTAATATTAACGAGTATCGACTAAAGCCACAAGAAGTAGAACGCGAGCGCATTAAACAGCGTACTTGGAATCAGTACAACATGGTCAAAGAAGCACTAGAGGCTAAGATTACTGATGGCAAAACGCTTCGTTCTCATCCAGAACTTAAGCAGGTTTTAGACCAGACAGTTGAAGGATACTTCAAGAATCAAAGCCAGGCTTGGTATGATGAGTATAAGTTAGCTGAAAATGGCGACACTTCATATAAGTATGCTCGCGCATTAAAGACTATTACCTCAAATGCTAACTTTATGAACGCACGTGGCAATAGTGACTTCTGGAGCGACGCACGTCTATTTATGAAGGCACGTGATATCTTTGTGACATTCTATCAATCATTGCCTGACTATGACCCTCGTAAGGCTATAATTAAAGATGGCTATAACCAGTGGGTTGAAATGACTGCAAAGCAGTGGAACCCAGACTTGACTAACCTCATCAAAACTTATTTTAGTAATGATTCATTAAAGGCGGTAAACTAATTGGCTGAGACTAAGAAGACAACTACAGCTACGCCCAATCAGGATGCCCAAGATGCTGCAATTCTAAATAGTATTGTGCCATTTTTGCAAAGCCTATTGGTTACCAATAATGGTGGTGGAGACACATCAACCACATCAACTCAGACATCTGTAACCAAGTTAACCTACAATACTGCTAAAGCATTACTTCTTGAAACGCTAAAGTCTACTGGTATCAATTATAAGATTACTGCTGATGATATTAAGCAGTTCATGTCTGAATTTGAAACTGCTCAAAATAAGCAAATTGAAAAGATAGTACAGATTGCTCGCACCCAGATTAAACCTGGCGCTAGCGCTGATGCTCAAAAGAAGGTTATTGAATCTGTTGCTCGTCAAGAGTTTCCATCATTCTTTAAGCCTGCTGACTTTACTAGCGAATGGCTATGGAAAAAAGTTGACTTTAAGAATGAAGCAAATCTTGGCAATAAAGCACTTGGTGTTTTAACATCTGTACGTGGTTTGGTTGATGCTTTTCACCTACTAAGCGTTGACGATAATGCTATGCGTACTGCTGCAAAGCAAATTGCTATGGGCAAGATGACTCTTGAAGAGTATAATGTGCAACTACAACAAATTGCTAAAAAGGAATATCCAGCATTTGCTGACCGATTTGATAAAGACCCAACCCTTACAACTAGGGATATTGCTACACCAGTAATCAATTTACTAGCTAAGACTTGGCAGAAAGACCCTAAAGATATTAAATGGGATAACCCAATTCTTATGTCTTATATGAACTTTGCTGGTCCAGATGGCAAGGGAAAGCAGCCTTCTATGTATGATATTTTATTAAAGGCTAAGACTGACCCTCAGTTTGACTTAACCGAAGAAGCAAATACTAATGCTCGCGATGCCGCAGTTGGTCTTGCTAGCGCATGGGGATTTGGAGCATAATGGCTAGATTAGCACCTACAACAGACGGTGGCGCTGGATACACCAAAGCAGACATTGATGCAGCAACCGCTGCTGTTGTTTCCGCAGGTGGTAAAGCAACTGACCCTGCAAATCGCCTTCCTGGTGAAACAGCATCCCAGGCTAATGCACGTATTACTGCTGGTTATAAAGAAATGCTTGCAAAGCCTATTCTTAGCACAGAAGCAGCAGAAGCTGGTGCTAAAGTACAATTTGTGCGTACAGGAGCTGGTGGACAAGGTGAATACACAGTTGTAACTCCGATTGGTTATACCGGTCCAGACATTACAACTACTCAATGGACTGATGGGATTATTCCTGCAACGGGTAAATATACGACTGGCACATCTGCTGGAGCAACTGTTGCTGGCGGTAAAGTAGTTTCTGGAACTGCAGGCACATCTACTGGCTCCACAGGTTCTACTGGCGCTACAGGTTCCACTGGTGCAACAGGTTCTACTGGTTCTACAAGCACAACATCAACACCCCCAATAGGAACTCCTCCCGCATTTGTCTATAATAAAGCAACCGGTAAATGGGAACAACCTCCTAAGCCAACAACACCTGGTTCTTGGGTTTGGGATAACGTTAAAGGTTGGACAAATACAACTGTAAACCCAGGCTCAACTGGAGTTACTACCGAAGGTGGTCCAACTCTTGCTAAGGATACATTTAAAAATACGTTAGCACTGTTCTTTGGTGCTGCTGAAATGTCTCAACCTTGGGTTGATGTATTGTATAAGTCTGTATCAGGTTTTTATAATACTGGCTCCACAGTACAGGAATCATTAAATTTAGCTTTACAGGATATTCGTAACAATCCTGTAATGAAGCCATTTACAGACCGCTTCAAGGGTGTCTATGCCCTGCAAGACCGTCTAGCTAAAGGCGAAGCTATTGAGGTTCCGACTATTGCTGAATACTTTAAGTCAGAATCTGCTATGGGTGATGTACTCCGTAGCGCTGGTCTTGGTGAGTTAGCAACTCAAAATTTTCTTGGTGATGTACTTGGTCGCGGTAAGTCTGTATTAGAGGTGACCAACCTAATCAATGACACATTTAATGCCATCGATAACGCTCCAGATGCCCTTAAGAAGGACTTACAGACCTACTTCCCTGGAGTTGACCGTACCTCATTGGCTAAGGCTCTCCTAATGGGTCCTGAGGGCGCAGCCGAACTAAGCAAGAAGGTTCGTATGGTAAGTAGCCTATCTGCTGCTAGAAGTCAAGGCGTTAAGATTTCAGAAACAACTGCACAAGATATTGCTAACTTGGGTTATGACTATGGACAGTCACTACAAGGCTTCCAGCAGGTCAAGGAACTTGAACGCGGTCAAATGCTTGGTGCAATTACCGGAATTAACTTTGGTCAAGAAGAAGCAATTGGAGCAACCTTTAAACAGGATGCAAAAGCAATGGCTGATATTGAACGAATCAAGAAAGCAGAAGCAGCCCGCTTTGCAGGGTCTGCTGGTCGCCTAGCATCTCGTAGTAGAAGCCAAGGCATATTCTAGAATCCTGAGCGGACCCATCGGCCCCGCCAGCGTAAAAGACCGATAGTAAGAGCCAGGCCATTTCCCCGAGTGGTTACTGAGGCTTACGACTACAACGAATAGAAGGGTGGACGTTGCTATGAGCAACAATTACTGGGAAGACGAAGACGACGACTTTGATACAGAAGTCGAAACGGACAATAGCGGAAACGACTTGTTAAAGAAGTTGCGTAAAGCTGACCGTGCAAAAGAAAAGCGTATCAAGGAACTCGAAGCGGAACTGGGTAATTTCAAGAAAATTAACACAGAACGCACAGTCAAAGAAATCCTGGAACAAGAAGGTGTCAAGCCTAGTTTAGCAAAATATGTTTTAAAAGACCTAGATTCAGATGTCAATGCGGATTCTGTAAAGAATTGGTTGATACAGAATGCTGAGGACTTTGGCTATGAACTAAACAGGGAAGCGCCTAAAATTAGTGATGTGGATAGAACTGAGTTACGTAATCAGGATTCCCTCACAGAAGGTGCATTAACACCTGACCGAGCACAAGATTTAGAAATGCGTATTGCCAATGCGGCATCTCAAGAAGAACTTGAACGCATCTTGTTCTCGCAATAATCATAGTATCTAGTCACTGGAGGTGACACACTTGGCTACAAATTATACATCAACCGACTCAGCGTCGTTAGGTGGAACCGCTGGTAGCGCAGGTCTTGTACAAAAAGCATACGACAAGATGATTGAGTTTGCTTTACGCGACGAACCTCTTATTCGTGCAGTAGCAGACAAGCGCCCAGTATCACCGACAAACAACGGTAACGTTGTTGTCCTACAGAAGCACAATGATTTATCATTGGCTACAACCGCTCTTACTGAAACATCAGACATTGATGGTGTAACAGTTGGAACACCTACATCAGTTACAATCACAATGCAGGAATTCGGAAATGCAACAACCAACACACGTGCGTTGAAGCTTTTCTCACTAACTGCAATTGACCCAGATATCGTAACTTTGATGGCTCGCAACCAGGCAGATTCAATTGACGAACTAGCGATGACTTCTCTTCGCGGTGGCTCAAACGTAATCTACTCAGGTTCAACAGCAACATCAACAGCTACTGTTACAGCAGCAGCTACACTATCTACAGCAAATATTGCTAAGGCAGTTGCAAAGCTCCGTAAGAACAAGGCTTCTGGCCGTCGTGGTTCTGAATTCTGGGCTGGTATTCACCCAGAAGTCGCTCACGACCTAATGCTAGAATCAGGTTCTGCAGGTTGGGTTATCCCTAACGCGTACGGTGTTGACCAGTCTCGTATCTGGGCTGGAGAAGTTGGCCGTTACAAGGGTGCATTCTTCGTAGAATCACCACGTATGTACAACGCAACTGATGGTGCATCATCTGCTCGCGTATACCGCACAATTCTTGCTGGTAAGCAGGCACTTGCTGAGGCTGTGGCAGAAGAGCCACACACAGTTATCGGTCCAGTTACCGATAAGTTGAACCGCTTCCGTCCAATCGGATGGTACGGCGTACTAGGCTTTGCACGTTATCGTGAAGAGGCTCTATACCGTATTGAGTCAGGTTCATCAATCGCTTAATTGATTGACGCTAGGACTGGGGTTTAGGCTCCAGTCTTAGAGTAAGTTCATTAAGGAGAACTAATGCCAAATTATATCTTTACTACACCAGTAGTTGAAGAGGGTCCATCTGGTGGACATCGCTTGTTCTACTTCTTTAAACTTAATCGTGCACTAACTGTTATCCGTGTTGGGGATGAATACGAAGCAGACCGTTGGTATAGTCAAGATGAGTTGGAAGCGGTAGATGAGTATTGGCTAGGTGGCCATGAACATGAAGTGACAGAAGCAACAAAAGCGGGACTAATTGCAGGGGGAATCGGTGTCACGGAAGAAAACTTTAGAGCAATCTGATTGCGACCATATTAGTAGAGTGAAGGAGTGGGGATTCGATGATAACCACAATTTTAGGGCTACTTTATGGGATTGTGCTACTTGCGGTACTGAATCGAGTACACCGTTCGTAGATACAAAATTTGTACAAATTGACCACTCAAATTGTACATATGACCCTTGCTTTGGATGCAAGGCTAAAGGCTTACAACTTAATACTGGAGATGCGGCTAGAGATATTTCAGATAAGTCCTGGAATAACCGTCTAGCATTTTACCGTCAAGCAAGAGCAGATGGCATCCAACCGAACGGCACACATCCTGTTCAGGTGGAGGCAGCCTACAAGGCTAGCGAGACACTTAACAAGGCATACAACGCAGAGACCATGATTAGAGCCGATAAGGTTACAAAAGGCGTAGGCGAAGTTATGAAAGCAATCGGAGAATAAAGGAAAACGTATGGCAATTGATAAATCAAAATGGAATTTGAATATCAAGGTCTCACAGAAGACCATTGATGAAATTAAAAAGATGGGTATGACCAAGGCACTTAAGACTGCCGCTGGCTCATCTGCTGCTGCTCGCAATAATAGCGATGCATCTGCTCGAGAGTGGAATGAAGGTCTACGTCGTCTTTATGGTGCTGACAAAGTAGGGGCAATGGGCAACACCACTGGTGGTCCTAAGAGCGCTAACACAGTTACCCTAAAGAAACCAAAGGGTGCTTATACCAAAGGTGCAACTAAGTCTGGTTCAACAGTAACCACTGGTTCAAAGTCTACATCTAAGTCAACCCCAGCAAAAAAGACTCTTGCTAATTACAACAATGACACTAAGAAGTTACCTAATAACATGTCAACTTCTGGAAATACAAAGACACCTACAAAAGGTCTAACCCCACAGAAGGTTGCTGGCACAGCGCTGACAATTGCTGGTCTAGTTGCAACACGTGGAAAGATTGGCCGTCTTGGCGGTTTAGGCAAGGTTTCAGAGGCTACTCTTAAGGCTGCCAAGGCAGCGCCTAAGGCTGCTGCTGCTACCGTTAAAACAGGCGCTAAAGGCTCATTTGGCCCAACTACAAAGACTCTTGCTAAGAAGGGTGTTGGTACTCCATCTGAGTATGCATCACGTGCAGCACAGTTTGGTGGACCAACCAACATTACAGTCAAGAAGTCGTTGGCTAAAAAAGCTGTAGCTAACAAAGCAGCGGCTAAGTCGGGAACCAAAACAGTTGTATCTAAGTCGAAGTCTGGCCCTGGAATTTCTACATCCATTGTTAAAAGTGGACCAAACAAGGGCAAAATTGCAAAGACTGTTTCTGGCAAATATTACTCAACTACTACATATACTAAACCAAAAGGTGGCAAGAAGTAATGGCATCAATTAATGCTCGTTTAGCAGCTGCAGCTAAGGCTGCTGGAAGATATGCTGGAAATGTAGTACGAGAAGGACGCGATGTAGCAACCGCATTCGGTACTACTGTAACAGGCGCTCGCAAAGCAAAAGATGCAATGCAAGCAGCCCGTATTCGTGACGCTGCTTGGAATAACTTTGACAAGCAGGTTGCGGAAGCAACTAAGGCTATCGCAAAGGGTGAAAAGGGAACACGTTCAACACTACATAAGAAAAATTTGAGGAACTACTAATGTCAGCAAAAATGGAAAAGTACCCATCAATGAAGGCTATGAAGAAGCATGAAAAGATGGAAGGCGCAAAAGAGCGTATGATGGAATACGGCAAGAAGGCTGTAGTCAAGAAGTCTGCTAAGAAGGCCGCTCCTAAGAAAATGGGTAAGAAGAAGTAATCATGGCTGCCAAGAAAAAGACTAAGGTTCAGAAGGTAATGCATGAGTTCAAAACTGGAACACTACATTCTGGCAAAGGCGGCAAGGTCGTCAAGTCTCGTAAGCAGGCTATTGCTATTGCGCTTTCTGAGGCTAAGAAGGCAAAGAAAAAGTGAAAGACTCGAGACTGACACGTGCAGGTGTAAGCGGCTATAATAAGCCAAAGCGTACACCTAACCACCCAAAGAAGTCACACATAGTTGTAGCTAAGGTTGGTAGCCAAGTCAAGACTATTAGATTTGGCCAACAGGGAGTTAGCGGTTCACCGAAGAAGGCTGGCGAATCTGCAGCGTATGCTGCACGTCGCAAGTCATTTAAGGCTCGTCATGCTAAGAATATTGCCAAAGGCAAAATGTCTGCAGCGTACTGGGCTGATAAAGTTAAATGGTAAATTAATTAAATAAGGGACGAAATGAACGACAAGCTGGCTATCGCCTGGTGCGATAATGGTATGGTAGATGGTAAGTTCATGCAGGGTGTTACAGATGTAATGCTACACTCTGGTGTTGAAGTAGTAACAACATTACGCAGTCAGGGCAATCAAATTGCCCGACAGCGTGATAGAGTTATTAACCATTGGTATGAAGGCAATAAAGCAGACTGGCTATTATGGGTAGACTCCGATGTGGTTATTAGCCCAGATACATTTAAGCTACTCTGGGATAATAGGGATGTTGAGAAACGACCAATTCTAACTGGCGTTTACTTTACAACAGACCATCCAGAAGAACCTTTAATGGAGCCACAACCAACTTTATTCTGGTTTGTAAATACTCCAGAGGCAGTTGGTATACAGCGTATCCATCCATTGCCAAAAGACAAGTTAATAAAAGTAGGCGCAGCCGGTATGGGATTCGTCCTAATGCATAGAAGCGTCGTAGACCGCATCCGAGCGGTATTACCTAATGTCCCTTTATTCTCCGATATTGGACATGGTAAGAATTTCATGGGTGAAGATATCTACTTCTTCTCACTATGTGATAAAGCAGATGTGCCAGTATATGCACATACTTCTGCAACAGTACCGCATATGAAGCGGTTCTCTTTTGATGTTCACTTTTACGATGCATTCGTAGGAAACAAGAGGAAATAATGGCAACATTGACAGATATGATTAATGAGGTTCGCATGAACCTTGCTGGATATACATTCCAGCAGGACCGTTCTACATACCTCAGGACTGCAGTAACCACAACTACATCTTCATCTGCATCTCCACTCGTTCTGTCATTGGGTTCTACAGAATCAGTTGGTAAGGGTGTCATTGAAATTGACGAAGAACTAATGTGGGTTGATTCGTTTGACCGCCTTGCTAACACAGCAACTATTGCTCCATACGGACGCGGCTATCATGGTTCCACTGCGGCAACACACGCTGCCGATACTCAAGTAGTTATTGCCCCAACTTTCCCAACTCATGCAATTAAGAAAGCAATCAATGATACAATTCGTTCATTGGGTGCTAGCATTTTTGCAGTAAAGAGTACAACATTTACTTTCAGCCCAGCAGTATCTACCTATGCTTTCAATGACTTAAATATTAAAAGCATTCTTACTGTAGCATATGAAAGCATTGGACCAACCAAAGAATGGATTCCAGTTCGTAGATGGGATTTTGATTCAACTGCAGATACAACTGCATTTGGCTCTGGCGCTCAAACAATTACATTAGGTGAAGCTCCTGCTCCTGGACGTACAGTTCGTGTGGTATATGCAACAGACCCAGTAGCGTTCACAAGTAATTCTCAGGATTATACAACTCAAACAGGTTTACCAGAATCAACAAGGGACGTAGTTATTCTAGGAACAGCATATCGTTTGCTATCCTACCTGGACCCAGCACGTGCTGCTCAGACTACAGCACAGGCAGATGAAGTGGACGCAAAGCGTCCATATGGTTCATCTCAATCTGCAACCAAGCAACTATTTGCACTTTATACTCAACGTTTGAACGAAGAAGTTAAAGCGCATCAACAGAACTACCCTCCTCGAGTTCATTTCTCCCGCCGATAGGAACCTGAATGACAACAAGAAAATACTCATCCCGCTCTCAGCAAACTACGCTATCAGCGGCTTTAACATCAAGCGCCACTACTGCTACAGTTTTAAGTGGTAGCAACCTTTTAGGTGGAGCAACAATTGCAGCAGGAGAAACATTTACTGTTGTTATTGACCCAGATACAGCGCTTGAAGAAATTGTAGATGTTACCGCCGTCAGTACCAATACTCTAACAATTGTTCGTGGTGTTGAGAATGCTGGTACAGGTGCTGCTCACTCTGCTGGAGCAGTTGTTCGCCATATGGTTACCGGTCGTGACCTTCGTGAAGCAAATACTCACATCGAAGCCTCTACAGGCGTACACGGCGTTACAGGGGCTGTTGTAGGTACTACAGACACCCAGACTCTTACAAACAAGACTTTAACTAGCCCAACTCTTACAGCTCCAGTTCTTGGAACTCCAGCATCAGGTACTCTTACCAACGCTACTGGTCTTCCAATCTCAACTGGTGTATCTGGTCTAGGCACGGGCGTTGCTACATTCCTTGCAACTCCGTCTAGTGCAAACTTACGCTCTGCTCTAACAGATGAGACAGGCTCAGGCGCAGCAGTATTTGGTACAAGCCCAACAATTGCTACTCCTACAATTACTAGCCCAACCATTACAGGTACAGGAACTATTGCTGGTACAT